AGATCACGCCTTCTAATATTTTGTGCGTCTGTGTTGCCGCCGCTTCGCCGACGTTGTAGCCCCAGCCTTTATCGATGCCGACGGGCTCGCCTGTTTTTTCGTCGATTGGCGACGGCGGCGCTTCGCCCAGTCCCCGCTGCTGCGCCTTGACGTATTCACTGCGCGTTGATCCATAAACCCGGCAGGTGCAGCCCCAGCCGTTGGGCGCGTAGTGTGTCTGCCACCAGGGATCATCCGCCGGAAGGGTTATTCCGTCCCAGGCCAAATGCGCCGGTCGCGGTACAACGCTGTCACCGTGTTTATAGGTCAAATACGGCAGAACCTGTAATTGTTCCGGGTCTGTGAGCTGCGCCCAGCGTCCTGCGGCATAGGATGTGCTGATGTTGGTGGAGTAGATCAGCGCGCTGCGCCAGTTCCGGGTCCCGTTATAGCTCCAGCCGCTTTTCTCCACGATGGCATCGAAATCCTTCCGGAAATCTTCCAGCGTTGTTCCGTCGGCGATGGCTTTTTCCACGGCATCACGGAAACCGGCTAAAAGTTCGGCCTTGTACGCGCCTGCAACCATAAACCCTTTTGAGTGCTGGGCCTTCCACAGATCGTCCCATCGCGCAGTCGGGATATTCAATTTGTTTTTAAAGAACGCTTCCTGTTCGGCCAAGGGCAGTTTAAAAACTGTATCCAGTGAGGGTTCAGAAACCTCGATCTTATTTTTTGTCGGTTCCATCAACGCTCCATACGCACATCATAACGTCCGGCGGCTTCGGCCAGGAGCATTCCCCTGGCAATAACGGCACCGAGTTGGGCCGGGTCTAGTTTGCTATAAAGATCGATAATGCGGCCTTTCAGGTCTTCCATGCTTGCCGCCGTGGCCACCAGATGTTTTAAATCATCAACAAACGCGTCGGTAAGGGGAAGTGACTCTTTACTGACCATTTCGGCAATGATGTCCGGCGTGTTCTTTTCTGTGCTTTCTGCGAATTGCGGAAGATTGTTTTGTCCGGGAAGACCAAACGCGGATGGCTTGGCTGGTATAACCAGTATTTCGCCTTCCTGTGGCGCCGGAATGCCGTAGGTTTCATAGAAATAATCAACGGCGACCGGCAGGCCGATATCAACCACCAGCGACTTGTCGATAGCGCTGCGTCCGGTCAAATCCGGTTTGGCGGCGGCGTAGGTTATGATTTTCGGATAGGCCGTCACATTCGGGAAGTTGTAATCAACGATCCACTTGATCAGGTTCTCATTAAGGCAACCGTCGAGCAGATCGGCGTCGGCCTCAATGATTTCCTGGCGGACATTTTCCTGATTCTGCTCGTTGCCGAGTTTTCCGGGCGTCCCTTCGGTACTGGCGGTCTGCCCCAGCACGGCTTTGGAGATCTGTTTATCCATGTACTCGCAAAGTTGCTCATGCGTGACATCCCCGGCGCGGGACGCTTCTAAAAATTCAATGGCCTGATTATCGGGCATGATAATGCCGGTATCCGTCTGAATCGCCTCGATTGCGTCCATCAGTTTGGTTTGCTTATCCGACAGCGTGCCGGGAGGATATTTACCGACGACCGTGGGCATCCCGAATTTTTCGAGGAAAACCATCCAAAATTTAATGCCGTTCTTTTTAAACCATACCGGCCACCAAAGGCGCTGGCCGAGGCCCCGGCCGTAGGGATTATCGCTGTCGCCGTAGGTGAACGTAATGAATTTGCGCTCCGGTAATATTTCGCCATCGATCATATTCTGCAACGTGAGCAGGCGCAGTTCTCTCTCAGGCGTGAACATGAAACGGCGCGGATGTTTGCCGATCAGCTTGCTGATGGCAATATGGCCGTTGGCGACCTTCCATATGATTTCCGCGTTATAGAAACCGTAAAGAATCGCCTTAAGAAGTTCCTGCCGTGCCTGGTCGAAGTTGCAGTTCATCAGAACATCGGCAACGTAATCGGCGACAACCTGCTCCTGGCTGGTGGATGCCGGGCGTCCTTTGCTTCTGGCCGATTTGGCTGGCGTGATTTCCCACTCTTTGCCGACAACGGCCATAATACGCTGTTGCAGTACCGATCCGGCATGGGCGTCGCGGTCAATCTCATCATAAAGTTTTAGCCCCTTGCCCGCCGCCTCGCTTCGTAAAACGGGGTCAGGGTTTTCCAGCCTTAAAAGCCAGCCGGAAAAGGTGTCAATATCCTTCCGGATGGTGGCCACTTCGTCGGTCATAACCGCTGATTTTTTAATTTCGCGGCCAAATGCGTCGAGTATCATGATAATTTCGCCCCTGTTTCGCTCGACGCTTGTTTATAAACAAGTGTCAATGAAACTCCCTGCCCATTGGGAGCAAAAACCGGCTGAATTGATTGTGGGGCATTTTTGCCTTGATTCATTTTTACCCTCTGACCCCCAAAAAAGAGTTCATGGATGCCCCGGATGTAACACGCCGGGTACCGGTCGACTGAAATTCGATCATTCCATTACCGTGCTGCAAATTACTGATGGCCATCTCGGAAGCATCCGGGCCGTCGTCATGCACGGTTGGATTCATGATGTATATAAACTGCTCTTCCAATATCTTTTGATCGCTGTGCCGCTTCTCAAAATGCATTTTCTTGTGTTCCCACAAATATTCGCAGGTGCCGATAATGCGCGAGTCGATCTTGCTTGTGGAATGATGGATTGGTTGCCAGGGCAAATAACGGCCCACTTGTTTGGCATAATTCTGGATGGCTTCATGCAGAAAATCCTTCAGCATGTTTTCTTCCACAATGACCGGCCCCGGGTAATCATCATGCTGAGCGTAAGCGGCGGCAAAGAACTCGCCGATTGAGCGGCGCTTGATCCAGGCATGCATACAGAAGAATTCCATTTTCACCCGTTCCAGTCCCCAGGTAACCACGCTGCGGTAATCGCTGCTGCTGCCAGCGGTACTGGCCGGATCGACGCCGGTGGCATAGAGCAACGGCACGCGGAGAAGTTCAACGCGCTCAAAATAGCTGACCGTCTCCTGCGGAAAAGGGCTGTCCTCTTCCGTTGATTTATTGCGGTACTCTTTGTTGAATATACGGGTAGTGACCAGTGACTTGCGGCGCATCAGTTTATCCCAGGGCCAACGGGCAGGCCATAAGGTAATTTGTTTTTCTTCGTCAACCACTGCGTCGTAAACTTTAGAGTTGTACAGTTTCTCGCCGGTGTCTTCATTCTCGGCGGCGATCAATTGCGAAATGGCGCTCTTGGCGTGGAAGACGTTGCCGACCATCGTGGCTGAGCAATCGCCCTCTATGCAGCCCAGGACTTCTCCCTGAATGAATTCGACAATGGCGCGGGTGACCGCCGGGCTTTTGACCGTGGCATTATCTTCCAGATCGTCCAGGCCGATATCGTCGGGCCGGTAAGGGCCGAACTTCTTGCCGCGCCACTGATCGCCTCTGCCCAGAGCTTCGACCATCGTGCCGCCTTTCGTGACAAACAGGTCGTCAGACCAGGTTCTTGTTTTAGCAATAGCCTCGCCATAATCGTGGCGTAATCGGGGATTATCTTCCAGCTCAACCTTGATCGACACGCTGAAGCGTTTTGCCTGATCATGAATATTGGAACCCAGCATGATGTACTTGCGCAGTTTCCGGGCGATCCGGTAAACACGCAGGCCGAAAGTAACCACAGTGGTCTTGGCGTGATCGCGCGGCGCACCAATCAGATTAAGGCCGGGCGTGTCGGCAATCTCGCACCATTCGGCGTGACAGTCGGCAGGCGCGGAAGGAAAATAATGCGGCATGTAGGTTTGCATGAATGTGAGTGGATCAGCGCAGCGGGCTATCCTGTCGCGCTTCTTTTCTGGCGTGTCATTTTCAAAAGGAGAGACACTCTCGGCGATCTTCTTACGCAGCGCGACAACGTAATCGTCAAATTGCGCTTCGGATAGATTTTGTTTTTTACGCATTAGTACCGGCATTATTGTCCCTTGTCAGTGGATGTCATCAAACTGGCTTTGAAAGCCATCGTCATGGCGTCGAAATCTGCCGCCAGAATTTTTAACCCTTCAGGATCGTTGTCTTTAAGCCAGGCAACGATCCATTGTATATTTTCGAGAAAAACTTTTGCCTTGTCGTAGCCTGCGCCATTGCCTTCCTGTGCCCGGAACTTGACAACCAGGGCGCCGAGTTTGCTGAGATTATCCAGGGAGCTTCCGTCTATCGCGCCGGGCTGGCGCTCTTCCGCGAAGGTCAATTCGCGCTCCAGGAGCGCTTCCATGCGCAGGCCGAAGTTGGCTTTGCGGGCGCGTGCCTTATCCCATTCGTCCAGATCGTCACTCGGCTTTTTCGTCTGGCCTTTCCACGCGGAGAGTGTCTGCCGGGATACGCCGAGTTCGTTTTCAATGGCGGTCAGTGATTTGCCGTCGATGAACATCTGCCGGGCCACCGGCTCTAATTGTGTTTTTGCGCCTTTCTCAGCCATTCTCAATCCTTTGAGAACAAGGGGTTGCCATCCTTTGAGAACAAGGGGTTGCAACCCCTTGTTCTACCTTAGTTCTTCTTCCAGCCGCTGTGTATCCCTGACGGCGATATTCAGTTCCATCCACTTCGCCTTTAATTCATCCCACTGGCTGTCAATGGTTGCGACCGGCAGGTTCTCCGGCGGAGTCAGGGACGTGTCCAGGTTAACGCTGATCGTCCGGGTCAATGTGCCAATTTCCATCCGCAGTGTACGGGCCTTGTGCATCAGATTTGTCAGTTTAACTCTTCGCATTTCATTCTGTACGCTCATTGTTTGATCTCCCTTGTCAGCATGTAACACGGCGTCCGTGTTTTTAGATACGTGGTCAGTTCGGTGATCGCGGAGACATTCAGACGGATCATATCGACGTGCTCATCAGCGAGAGTCTCATACGCGGTGGCCAGGCTGACGTTGTTTTTGTACATCTCTCTCTGCTCGTTCATGTCGCTCTTGTATTGTTCGAGGATGGCATAGAGTCGCTTGTTGTCCGACCACCAAAGGAAAATCACCAATCCCAGTGTCCCGAAATCGCCCAAAATTTTTAAAACGCTTAATACGCCCAGTTGATCCATCTAAAAACCTCTCGCGATTCTTCTGCTGGCGAATACCGACCGACGCCTCTGTCCTCTGCGCCGGCGCTGGTTGGGCCTACGGGTAGACGAATAATAACCGGCCTGCGATGATCCCGCTGCACAAAAGTCCAGCCAGCTGAAATCGTTTTCTATACTCAATGCCTTCAGTATTTGATTCAGCATGATATTCTCCTTAAGTCTCCCAAAATTTTTAAAACGCTTAATACGCCCAGTTGATCCACGTCAGTCCCTCCGGTATTTATTCATCTAAGAACAAGGGGTTGCAACCCCTTGTTCTACCAGTATCTGGCATGCGACACAGCGCGTTGCCGCCGGATTGGCTTTCAATCTTTTGACTGGTATCGATACGCCGCAGTCCGCGCATTCTCTTTTTGTCCTTGCGGGACGCCGCTTCGGCGGCGTGGCCATCTTGCTTTTGTTTAAATGCGCCGTCAGCGCATTTTTTCGGAAAAGTTCATCATACTCCTGTGCCTGGTCGATAACGTCGGTCATTATTTCTCCGCTCCGTTTTTTTTGTCGTAGGACCGGGACGCGGCATATCCCAGATAACCGGCGCCCATCAGCGCCCACATGGATTCGGGGATGGAGGCCAGCCATGCTTTAACGCCCACGGTAATGTTGCCGGCTACCGCGGGATTAATCGCGTAGATGATCCCCATCGGGATAGAGGTCAGAATCATAATATACATGATGTATAAAAATGAGGGCCGCGCGCGGGAGGTCCATTTATCCTGGCTGGAGGCCTCGGCAACCATGACGCTGAGACGTGTTGTCTCGATTTTAGATTCTATTTCCTGCGCCTGAAGAGCCAACGCAGCGGCCTTCTCGGCGCTCATAGGTTCCTTGCCGGTAATCGCCGTGCGGATATCCTTAAAAAGAGTTCCGGCGCCGCTTAAAACGCCGCCCACATCAATGTTCGCTAAATTTATACCTGCCATTTACTGTTCACCCTTCATTCTTCATGCGTAGAGACCCGGAGCTTATATGCAGCGGTTACCCCTGCCGCCGCCGGCTCCGGATCTCATCCACAGAAATTATCTCAACCAGCCAAACTCCCGCCGAATTTTATATAGGCGACAAGAAGATATTCTATTCTGTTCTCATGTTGACCGTATCCCGCGCCGGGAAGACTGGCCCAGATACGCGCGCATTTCTTTATGGCCTCGTTTATTCTTCCGGCATCGATATCAGCCAGCGCTTTGCATTCCTTGATTTGCTGAAGAGCGATGGCGTCCTGCGACGCGGGAGAAAAATCGTCCAGCTTTAATTGTTTTTTATAGGCGTCGAAATAGCGGGAGAGAAGTTGATAACGACCTGCCGCCGTTGATTTCAATCCTGCTTTATTTAAAACAATGAGTTTACGCGGATGGTCCGCGTAAGAAGAAAAAAGACAGCCGCCAACTAATACATTGTAGCCGTCTTCGCCTCTGCCGAAAGTTCCTTCGGATTTTGCGATCATGTCCAGAAATGCCTTGCGGTTTTTGTCCATCGTGTCATCTCTCCCCGATTTTCCCCTCTTGCTTTGCTTGCCGGGTGACCGGGCGGGATGGCGACCGCCCGATCATGTCCGGCAAGCTATAGCGAGGAGATGGTCATGTCTGGGGTGACATTACGGGAAAAAGGGGAAAGAGTCTTTTGCGCCGCGCAAAATAAGAAGCCGCCCTCCGGTGCAGAGAGCGGCTATAGGCTGGCCTTATACTGCAATAGCAAGAGAAAGTCAAGTCCGCGGCGGAAGGATGAACTTTTGTAGCGACTTGAGGTCTTCTTCCAGCCACCGGTATACCAGCGTCATGCCGAAGATATCTTCGGCGCCCAGCGGCTGTTCACGCTCGCAAAGGCAGCAGCAGGCGGCGTTTAAAAAACTGACGACCGCCCCGGCGTTTTCCAGCCGGTCGGAAAGCATCATTGTGTCGTCGTCATTCAAGCATCGGGCCATTAGCGCACCTCCGGGAAGAAAGATGCCTGTGCCGCATCGTAGATGATCAGACCGGCCTGGCGGGCTTTCCGCATATGGTCCTGAATGGTTGTGCGCGACCGCTGGAGCAGATTGCTTATTTCCGCAATTGTATAGCGATTGTTCGCCATCTCCACCATGCGGGTTAATTCCACCTCCGAAAACTTGTTGGCCCTGCGTTCCCGGCGGACGGCTTCGCGCTCGTAGGCGTCAATGACTTTGCCCTGCAATTCGATGACCTTGTCCTTAATCGCCGCAATGATTTTCCTGGTCGAAAAGTAAACATTCACCAACTCCCGCTGAACATTCCAGCTCAGATCGTCGGTAAAGGTCTTGGCCAGCATCAGATAACCGGACAAATAAAGCAGGATCATCTCGCCCCGATGACCGCCTTTGGGGGCTAAATTTTCCTCTGTTTGGTACCCTCTTAAAGAAGATACCAAAGCCGACCATTTTTCGTAGGGAAGAATGACATAATCTTCCCCTAAAATAAACCGGTCGATGTTCCGTTTAAAATTTTGCCAGACCATTTTTAAGGGTTTCTGATGGGCACGGGCCACCATGCTCAGGGTGATTACGGGCAGGCCCGCGTACTCGATTTTTTCCAGTTTGGTTCCTGCGATGACGATCAGTTCGCCAAATGACGGATTTCCCGCGCTAAAGTCTAAGCCCGGTGAATCAGGCCGGCGCAGGATGGAGCCGGCCATTTCTTCGACGCTGACGTAGTTGGGATCATTGTTGGGATTGCAATTGACGTCTTTTTTCATTTTGTGCCTCCTTTTGGTTTTTAGGGGTTACGCCGCATTACTGAGGCGGCGGGTCTCACTATCCGCCAAAAGTCGGATGGGCTTATTCGCTCGAAAGCTGTTGTATTCGGCCCTATCGGCCCGCCTCGTCGGTAATGTGTTATAAACTACAGGCACAAAAAAACCGCTGCTGACGGGTGCGGATGATCCGCTTTTGGTGTTTAGGCCTGTAGGATAAGCGAAACCCCTGGTTTTTGTCAAGTTATTTTTCACTATATACATTTTCTGCTTTTTCCCTCTCGAATCGACGTAATCTGAGCCGCCAAAATTGGCGGTTGAAAATTCACGATTTGGTTCCCCAGAATTGGGGAGCGAAACCAGCTCAAAATTGAGCCCGTCTTTCTTTATCAAGTTGTTTTTCACGCGCCTCCTCTTCTGTTCCATTCACCATTCACCCTTCACCTTTCACCATCTTCTGCAAATAATCCGCATTGTTGCGAGAGCGCTTTGCGGTTCCCGATGATGTCGTAAATCTCGCGAATGGACAGGCCGGTCTCCAGCGCCATGCGGCGCGGATTAAAAGGATTTCCGGGGCCGGACTGATTA